AGTATACGGCGAAGACAAGCCGTACCTCCGCGCTCGAATCGACTTCCTTACCGGCAGCCTGTATGTCCGTCGCATCCGCGATCTGGACGATGATATAGGGAACCTGCCGCTCCGCGTCCCGTGAGGACGGCACGCGCATCTTATACACCTTTGCGGCGCGCGCGCCGTCTACCGCTTCGTTCGGTTTTTGCCGCACGGGAAGGATGAGGTCTTTCACCGCGTTCTGAATGAAGTCCGCGAGGACGTTCAGCATGTCGATTCTTGTCACGGTTTATTTCCCCCATCCGTTGAGCAGGCGCAGCGCCTCATGCTCCACGCGCTTGTCGAAAACGTCTGCCGTGTACTTCTGCAGCTTTTCGGAAACGTTCAGGTCGCCGAGCATCTGCGGAAGGCTGTCGCCCATGATTTCGCGGATAAACCGCCTGTCTCCCGGCTTTATGTCCTTATTTCCCGGCCTCTCGAAAATGCCCGTGTGTCCGTTTTTCATCACGGCGACGAAAGCGTTCCCGTGCCTGTCGAACCTAACGGGACGATTGGCCTTTTTTTCTCTTGCCCGCGGCACGATGCCCGGATGTACGGGCTTCATTTTTCCGTCGAGCAGGACAAATACGGTTTTTTCCTGCCGCACGTCAGTCTGCGGCTGCGTGCCGAGGAACTTGTACAGGCCGATTCTCGCGGAGTAAAACTCTGTGTCCGTCCGTATGCCGTCCGTGGAACTTGTCGTTCTCGATCGCACGGACCTGTCCATTTCAAGGTCGCGCTTTCGTATGGCATAGACTTCTCGGATCATCGCCGAGCTTTTCGTTTTCAGGCTCGCGGTGGCGCGCCGCTGTGCGCTGCGCACGGCTTTGTCCAGCGCGCCCGGCATGTCTCTAAGCATCAGCGCCGCGTCCTGCAGCGCCTTCCCGCTCTCCTGCGTGATCCTTGCATTTACAACGCCGCCGCTCATTCGTCTATCCCCTCCAAATCCAGCCGGAGCATGCCCTTTTCGATTTTGCTTTCGAAAACATAGTAGTCCCGGTAGTAGATTTCGGATTCGCGGATGGAGAACAGCGTCCCCTTTTCAGGCTGGATATTGCCAAGGTCGGATGCCAGCATGTGAAGCACCGTCCGCGTCTCGAAAAGACCGGATGCGTAGTCCGCCGTCCGGATTCTTCGGCCGTCGCGCATGGTCTGTCCGCGCCGGTTTTCGCGCATCCCGGTCAGGACGACCGGGACGTCCGCATATTCCGTGCCCTGGTATTTTAAGGTTCTCCGTTCCGCAAATTCTTCAAGATTCAGAAAGACGGTTTCGTTGTCCTTCTCGATCATGTCGGTAAACGCGCTCATGCCCGATTCTCCAGCGCTTCAAGTATCTGTGCCTTGGTCGCGCGGGCCGCAAGCTGGATGCCCTTTTCCTTTGCGATCTTCCGAAGCTCCGAAACGGTCATGGCCGTATAGTCCGCATCAAACGGCTCGTTCTCCGCGATCTGTTCCGGCGCGCTTTCCTCTTCCGGCTCGATTTCCGCTTTCCGGATTTCCTCGGCGCAGCCTTTTGCGATCAGGTATTTCGCTTCATCCTCGGGAAGGTCTACGACCGCCCCTTTCAGGACAAGATGCGTACCTTTCCCAGCAAGCCGCACGCCGTAGCCGCCGCATAGGATTCTGACCTGCATGCTCCCACGCTCCTTTCCGAAAAATCAGGAAACGACTTCCGCCGCGTAGATGTACGGGCAATACTGCTTCGGACCGGCGAGCGGACGGCTCGCAAGGCGCAGCTTGCGCTGGTCCTTGTCCTGATCGATCGAGAACTTCGGAACACGCGCGCCGATATGGGTCGTGTACTCTGTGGAGCCGTAGTCGATCTGGGTGATCTGGCCGTACATCATATGGCCGCATCCCGGCGCGGTGACCATGGCGCTTGTCGCCGGGAAGTAGTTCTGCGTATAGCCCGCGTCGTCGACGTAGGTTTCGTCCACGCAGAACAGCGTCATCTTATGGCCGCCGAAGTTGAGCTGGCCGAGGACGCTGACGCCCGGATAAGAGGTCAGGCGCTCGTCGATCTGGCCGACGATGATGCCGCTCTGCTTGTTGAGCAGTTCGCGCACTTCCTCAATCTCCAGGACCGCGTCCGCGGCGTCCGCGCCGAGAACAAGGTCGGAAGCGGGCAGGCCGCGTCTGGCCAGCATGCGGGCCATGGCGCGCACGTCACCGAAGAAGTCGCCGGTCGCGCCGTTCCATTTCTTCGTACCCACGTCGTAGGTATGATCGGAATTGTCGCCGAAGACCTTCACATACAGCGTTTCGCCCTGGATCTGGCCGTCGATGTACGTCTGCATGGTGCAGGCGTTGTTGATCATGGTCTGGACAGCCATCCACTCCTCGCGGCGGGAAATGCGCATGTCCATAGCGCCCATGTCGTCGCGCAGCAGGCGCGCGGCGCGCTGCGCCGGGGTGGAAACGGCGTAGATCGCCTCGCCGAAGCCGCGCTTGTTCAGCTCGTCCAGCGTCAGAAGGCGGGACGGCGCGATGAAGGCGGGCTGATACTCGTGGATTTCGTAGCCCTCTCTCTCCATCGGGATATCTCCGATGCGGCGGGACACGAACGCGGCCATCTTCTGGTCGCCCTTCTGGTACTCCACAAGCACCTTGTCGCTGTTGAAGATGTCGGCTTCTCCGGTCGGGAAGTACCTGTCGCGAAAGAAAGTCGGCACAGGCGCATACTCCCGAAGGATCGCAACGAGAGTATAGGTGTCAAAAAAATTCAGAGATGCAGGCATTGTATCTCCCTCCTTATCTCGCGTCAGCTTCGGCCTTGAAAACAATGCCGTATCTGCGCAGTGCGTCGAAGTCCGCGTCGGTGATCGTGTAATCGTCCGCCGCGATGACTTTCTTGGTGTTGAAGCAGCCCGCCGTGTAGATCGGCACAACCTCGTCCGCGGTCGTTCCGACGGTCACGTCGTCGCACAGGATGCCGTAAGGCTCGCTGGCTCCTGCGGCTTCGTAGCTGATGTGTACGTTCTTCGTTCCGGCAGCCGGAGCCGAGGACAGCGTAACAACGCCGGTCTGCGCGTTGTAGCTGCTGATGGTGGCGTCGCTCGTGCCTACCTTCGCGCCTTTGACGGCCAGCGGAAGCGGATTCGCGGCCAGGGTGAAGGTTGTCGCCGCTCCGTCGCCGTTGAAGTCTTCGGTGACTACGCCGCCCGGATTCGTGCCGAGGATGTGCAGCTTGCCGCTGCTGTCCTTCTCGAGGATCGTGCCGCGTTTCAGGCTGATTTCTGCGCCGCCGTGCGCCAGGGTGCCCGCGCGCACCTGCGGCTTCGGGGTCAGATCGGAAACCAGATCGTCGTATTCCATCGACCCCAGCTTCTGGTTAAGGTTGGTCATATCAGTGCTCCTCCTTCTTGAAGAGTTCGCCCACGAATTTGTCCGCGTTCGCCTGCCGCGCCTCGGGCGTGTCCTCTTCCTCGTTTGCCTGCTGTGTGGCAGGCGCGGTGTTTACGTTGTTCGCGCCGGACGCCGCGCTGTCCGCGCCCAGCGCCGTCAGGAAATTCTGTCCCTGCTCTGCCGCCCGCTGCGCAGCGCGGTAAGCAAGCTCCTGCGCGGTGCAGGCGGTTTCGCCGTACCGTGCTTCGCGGACAAGATTTGCGTCGAACAGATGCGCTACCGCGTCGATATCACAAAGCCTATCCCGCTCTCTCTGCGCGGCAGAAGCGGCAATCTCGTCTGTGTTGACCGACGCTCTGGCAGCTTCTTCGATCTGCCCGACCAGTTCCGGGTATGTGGCCCGGAGTTCCTCGATGGTCATAGAGTTCCCTCCTTCTCCGCCGGTGACCTCCGGCTGTTCTATTGTCGCAACCGGAGCCGTAGTAGCCTCCCCGGGATTGACTTCTGTTTCTTCATTCGCTGTCGGAACGCTGTCCGGCATGAACATGCCCGCCGTAAGATGGAATTTCTTCCCGCGAACATAGAAGCTTCTTCCGTCCGCACTCGCGGCGATTCCTGCAGGCTCCGCGTCCTCGATGATCTCGTCGGCAAAGCCTTTTTCTTTGGCCTCGCGGCCCGTCATGTAGGTCGTGTCGGACATCATGTGCAGAAGCACCGTTTCCGAAAGCCCTGTTTTTCTGCGGTAGATTTCCATCTGCATTTTGTCCCAGGCGTCATTTTCCGCCGCCGCTTCCCGCAGCTCGTCCGCGTTGTAGCCGCCCCACAGTATGGTCCAGCATTTATGGATCATGATGAGGCTCGAAGGATTCACCTTCACCGTGTCGCACGCGCACATGATAAGGCTCCCTCCCGACATCGCGGCGCCGTCCACGATGCAGACGGTTTTCGTCCCTTCTCTCGAAAGCTCGCGCAGGCGGTTGTGGATCGTGTTGCTTACGCCTGCGTCTCCGCCGTAGGAGTTGATGCGCACGGTCAGCGTCCCGCAGCCCTTCACCCGCTCCAAATCGGCAATAAATTCGTCGAGCAGGATAAACTGCCCTTCGATCGGATCGCCCCACCAGTCTGTCGGCTTGGATTCGTAGATTTCGCCGTACAGGGTAAGCTCCGCGTCCTGCCCGTCCGTGCTTGCCAGCGTATATACCGGCTTCTTGATTGAAAATTTCGGCATAGTCTCCGTCCTCTTTTTACCAGTCGCGCAGGATCACGCCGAACGCTTTTCTGGCTTTCCTGCCTTCCAACTGCGCGGTCAGCTCGTCGATGCGCTGATTTGCCTTTTCGATCTTGTCCAGAAGCTCCGGGATATCAAATCGCGTCAGGCTTCTGTCGTCAATGGTATAACTCTTCACGCCGCCGTCGATCAGTGCAAGATACGCGGCCATCATCTTGTCCCGCGCCGCTGTCCAGAAGGTCAGTCGGATGCGGATTTCCGTTTTGTCCGTCATACCGTGTTTTCCCCTTTCAAGATTTGCTGCGCCATCCGCATTACTTCGTAGTCTGTTTCGTTGATGTTCTCTTCCCAGTTCCCGCCGCCGAGTTCTCTTGTGATCTGCTCGTAGGTCTTGATGCTGGCTTTCGCCATGGCGATAGCAGCCTCGACCTCCTTGCGCGGGTCAAGCTGTCCCTGTACCGGCCCGATCCAGTGCGCCCCGCTCCACGCTGCGCGCACGGCCGCGTCGTCGAAGAATCCCGGTGCGAGGATCCTGCCGCGCGCAACGGCTTCGGCAAGCCACGTCTCATAGATCGGCTGGCAGAAATCCGAAACGAACCACGCACGGCGCATTTTGATGGTTTCCCACGCTTCCAGCAGCGCGCCTCTCGATGCGGAATAGGAAGAATCGAACTCTTTTACAAGCACGTCGTATGGGATTTCCAGCGCCGCGCCCATCAGCTTTGCAAAGACTTTCGTGAAATTTTCAAAGCTCGGCGTCGGGATGCTCGGATTTGCAAAAACCGCGTTCTCTCCCGGTGCAAGGTGCACGACCGTACCCTGTCCAAGCTCGTATTCGTTCTCGCCTCGGCTGATACCCTCCGGCGGTTCGGTCGGGATTCCGTCGTAATCGCTTTCTCCCACTTCGTTTATGGGTATTTCGCTCTGGTCGGTATCTGTCGTGATAAAAGCGGTGAACATCGTCTGGATATTGGCTGCCATCAGCGTTGCGTCCGTGTACCGCCTTAGCTGCAGCATCGGCTCTATGATCTGCGCAAGATACGGCACGCCCCTGTACTGGTCCGGCCGTTCGCTGTCCATTACATGGAATACGTTTGCAAGCCCAGTCTTTTCGCCCTCGGCTTCTACCCGTATCCATTTCGTTTCTTCAAGCCTGATCTGCCCCGGATAGCTGTCCCGGATATAGTAGGCGGTGATTCGCCCGTCCTTGTCCACCTCTACGCCGTCATAGATATGGCGTCCTGCGCCGGGTTTTCCCTCGCTGACCACGCCTTCCGTGTTTCCTGCGTACAGAGATGCGTTCACGCCGTATTCGTCCGGTGTCGATACGCGGTCCGCTTCGATCAGATGCAGCCGCAGGCTGTACGGGGAAAACGGCGTGACATCCGCGCGCTTGGCAAGGGCGATCACGTCGCCCGATAAAAGCCAGCTTTTCACGGCGAGCTGCTGCAGCCCGACAAAATCGTTCAGCCCCAGCGCGTCGCAGTTTTTGCTTCCCGCCCACAGTTTGAACTCTGCTTCCGTTTTCTTCTGCCACCGTTTCGCTTCGTCCGGCGTAAGGCCCAGCATTTCCCGGTCTACCGCGCTTTTCAGCGTCAGGCCGGTGCCGATGATCTTTGTTCTCTGCGTGTTGATCGCGCTCGTCGCCATGGGCGAGGACATGAAAAGCATCCTCGATCTCTGCCTAAGTATGGACAGATTGCTCCCTATATCCTGCGACGGCGCGCCGCTGTCCGGCCGGAATCCGCGCAGCGCGCGCCGATTCAGGCTCGCGCCTGTTTCACTGTAACCGCTTGCACGCGGCGCTACTTTACTCATGTTTGCTTTCGCCCTTTCTTATCCTATTTCTGCCGCGCCGCGGCGCGGCGAAAGGTCAAAACTCCTGCGCCGCGCGCGGACAGGACGGAAAGCCGATAACCGCCAACATGCGGATCGCGCGTTTCGGTCCGCATGTCGCCGACTGTCAGCTTTTCAGATATTCCAGCAGTTCCAGGCTTATAACCGCTTCGATCATGTTTCCGTCACGGTCAAAATGATTTGCTTCCACGCTGTAGCTTTCTATGACCCACTTGTATTCACCGCGTACCTTCCCGCCGAGAACAAGCGTCATTGTCTTTTTCTCCCGCATGGCCTTGACGATCTCTTCGATCTCCTTTTCCGGATCCACGCCTAACGCGGTGGAAAGCGTGATCTCCATCGTCATTTTCTCCGGATCCCTGCCTGTCCATTCGGCAAGCCCGGCCGATCCGTGCCTTGCGTGCACGGCGTAATTCGCGCCGCCCTGGAAGCGCATATCGTGAAACGTCCGTATCTTCTCCCGGCTCGTTTCAAAGGCGACGTCTCCTAATGTCCCGATATTCGGCATTTAATAAACCCCCAAGATATATCCGTCCGCGTTGAAGGCGGGCAGGAACAGGCACAGCGCGGAATCTCCTATGTTCGGCATCCACGGCTTGACCACTACGTCGTGCGTATGCGCGTCCGGGCCGTAGCCCACTTCCGTTTTCTGGTTTGCCCGGCCGTGATCGACGACGTGGATGAAAGGATGGCATTTCGGGACGTAGAGCCATGCGCTCGTAAGGTCTTTATCTTCAAACCGCACGCGCGCTTTCCGGTTTTCATCGTCTATCGCGTAGACCTTCCCGACGCGCACAAGGTTGTTCAGTACATTATCCTGCTCCGTCATCGTCAGCCTCTTCTTCCTCGTCTCTCCACTCCGCCCGCTCGCGTACTTTTTCACGGTACTTTGCCGGGCTGTATTCATGCTCGGAAAGCTCCTGCATCACGATATACACTTCCCGCCGCACGATCTGCGCGACCTGCGCGGCGGTCTGCGCCTGCGCCGCGTCCATCGCAACGCGCCCCGGTATGGCGAGCAGCGCGCCGCGCAAGGTGTAAATGAGGTCGTTCGTGATCTCCTCTACGTCCTCTGCTCGGTGCATCTGCCCCTGCAGTTCTTTCCATTCCAGCTCCGCGATTCCGGCCTTTGCTTCTTTGAGCTGCGCTTCCGCTTTCTTCCGGCGCGTTTCGTAGTCCGCCGCCTGCGTGATGGCTCTTTTCCCTGCGGCGTACTGGATATACGCGGACACGCACGCGGACAGATTGTATTTTCCCCGGCTTTCCGCCGGAAAAACGCCGTCCGCCGCAAGCTGCTGTACCCGTCTCGCGGTCAGCCCCATGATAACGGCAAGCTCGGAGGTGGAAACGAC